TAATAGAACAATGGGAAGGTCTAGTCCGTCCACCGGTGCAGACTCTTGGTTTAGTAGATATTCCCAGTCTCCGCCTAATATAGTTTTAGATGATGAAGAATACGAAGAAGATGAAGATATGATATTGGAAAATAGAGTATATAAAAACGGTAAATACTGTCTAATAGAAACTTTAAATAACTTATTAGAACAGCCTGACTATGTTACTCCTTATAGGATTATGGCCGATAAGATTAATCAAGCATCCCAAAAAAGAAAAGAAAATGTTAGAAATTTAGATAGTTTAGAAGACATGGTTGAAGATCCAATAGATGAAATGTCTGCCGGTGGCGTTGCAGGCGTTGCTGTTCCTTTAGGTCATACGAGTAAAGGAAAACCTGAGACTAAGTCACAAAGAAGAAAACGACAAAAGTACAATAGAGAAAAAAGCTATCCACTTGGTGAAAATTTCCACCAGGATATAATTAAAGAAGGCTGGCGCGAATTGCTTTCAACTATAACAGCAGGAAATATTGATCATAGAAAAAGGTTAGAAATAGAATACGAGTCGACATTGGATGATATAGCATTATATATTGACTCTAGTAATAAGCATATTAACATATACACCTATATACCAGTAGGTTTTAACGGAAGCTCCGCTGTAATTGATGTATATAACCCACCTAAGTTGGTAGGTTTTATTAAATCAAGATTGCTTTCTTCTAAATCGAATCCTTGTATACCGAAAACTTTTCACGTAAAAGTGTCAGCTGTTGCTAAAGATTTTCAAGGAAAAGGTATGGGTAAATTAATTTACAATATCTTAGCAACTGTTGCAAAAAGCAAAGGTGCAGGAATAACCTCAGATCATAATGTCTCGACCTCTCCATCCGCTACTAGGGTCTGGAATAGTATGGATAGGAACCCAAACTATACTAAAAGAGTTACGAAAGCAGGAAATGATAAATTTGATTATAACGGATCAACACCTTTTGATACAGAAGATGATTGCAAGAGACCTGGGATGGGTGAACCTGCTATTGATCATAGCCTAGAAATAATTGCTGGTATTGATGATCAAATGGAAGTCATGGAGAGAAGACATAAGAAATACACATCCGATGCAATAAGAATGAACGCATCAGCCATGAGAAGAAAATTAAAGCATTCCGGTTCTGATACCTTTGACGAAGTTTATTAATAAAAAATTAATTTTTTTAATAAATTTTCTCTTAACACAGTAATATATTAAAGTTCAATTAATCATTTAGATTTTGAATATTACAAGTTAGACATTAAAGGAGAAAATATGGCACTTGATTTTGACGCGATTAAACGCAAATTAGACAAACTTAGTGGTAATACTACCAGCAGAAATGTAATGTGGAAACCTGAAGAAGGGCAAGAATATAAGGTAAGACTTCTTTCTTTCCCTAACAACGACGGTCAACCATTTAAAGAGCTTATGTTCTATTATAACATTCCAGGACAAAGAGGCCTTCTGGCACCAAGTCAATTTGGTAAGCGTGACCCAGTTCAAGAACTTATTACAAAGCTTCGTGATGAAGGAACAAAAGAAAGCTATGAAATGGCAAAGAAATTGTATCCTAAAATGCGTGTATATGCTCCTGTCTTAGTTCGAGGAGAAGAAGGTGAAGGTGTTCGAATTTGGTCATTTGGAAAACTAGTATATCAGTCTTTATTATCTCTTATGATGGATGAAGATTATGGTGATATTACAGATCTTAAAACAGGAACTGATCTTAAAATTAAGTGCACCAAAGCACCTGGTCAGCAATGGGCAAAGACTGAAGTATTACCTGTTCGAAAGTCATCTGCACTCTCTAGTGACGCAAAACAAGCTAAACAATGGGTTGATGACATTCCTGATATCGATAGTATTTTTCAAATTAAGTCTTATGATGAGTTATCGAATATCATCAATGGATGGCTTAACGGTGATGAAGTCGAAACTGAAGGTTCAGAATGGGGAACAAAAGGTAGTTCTACATCAGATACTGACTCTAATAATGGAGAAAATTCAGATAGCTCATATTCGAGTTTAGATGATGCCTTTTCTGACTTAATGAGTTAAGTTATATCTAACAAAAATATTAAGTTTTATATTTTTAAGCCCGAATTTATTCGGGCTTTTTTTGTTTTATTGATATAATTACTACTAAAGACAAAATATTTGTAAAAAAGAGGTGTAATAATGGCAATGACAAACTATGCTTATGTTTTAGTTGAATCAAATAGGCAAAAATCAATACAGAGCAGAAGGTGGTTAAAACATAATCCAGGGTTAATACAAGAAAGCTATGATGCTATAACATTTGAATCGATTAATTTTGAAAATTTTTATAAAAGAAATAAGATCATTATTGATGAAGCACACAATCAAATATTAGAACACTACGGTTTTTCAAACAGTGATATTGAATATCTTAGAGAAAACTGGCTAAAAGACTTAGCTATTGATATTGGTATTGGTGCAGGTTCTATGATACCTGGTATCGGATCTGCAATTGCTACTGGTGGTGTTTTTTATTATCTTAATAGAGCATTAAACGCAAATCAAAGAGGAGAAATGTTTACAGCCTTTATGGAAGTATTTAGTGCAATCATGACCAGCGCATCAGTAGTTCCGGCTATAGGAACAGCTTTGACTGCTATTGGAAAAGGACTAATGGCACCTGTCAAAGGATTTCTAGGTCTATTTAAAGGTGGTGGAAAAATTGCAACTGCTTTTGCTAAGATATTTTCTTGGTTTGGAAAAGGAGCACCTGCAGCAGAAAAAGCAGTCGCTGAAGAAGCAGCAGTAGTTGTATCATCAGCTGCTAAAGAAGCATCAGCAATTGGGAAAGGCCTAGAAAAACTAGAAGGCCCGCTTGAAACCCTAGCAAAATCGCTTAAAGATACAAACTCAGTTTGGTATAAAATAGCAGATAAAATTCCAGGTGGAAAGAAAACACTTGAGTTATTAGCTAAAGGTGTAGAAAGTATTAGAAGTATTGGAAGCTTAATAACAAAACTAGGAAAAGCAGAAGGAGATGAAGCACTTGCAGCTGTTGCCGGGAGTATTGATGAAGTTGCTGAAGTAGGTGGAGCTATAGGTAATGAAGCACTTAAGGCGGAAGCAACAGCCTTAAAGGCAGAAAAAGCAGCTTTGCAGCGGGAATTATCAGCAACTGCAAAAGAGGCACGTGCAGCATCTAAGGCAGCAAAAACTAGTAGAGAAGCTGCTGCAGCAACCGATGCACTTGATGCAGCAGCCGATGCAGCTAGACTAGAATTAAGATCTGGGTTTAAAGAAGTTGAAAGAGCTATGAAAGCAGGAGAATATGTAGATCCTAAACTTGTCAATCAAATTTCCGATGCAACTTTGGCCAAAGCTGACGACATTGCAAGAGAAGCCGCTGAAGTACTGCCAGATGCATTTAAAAATATGAGTCCCGATGAAATAGCAAACGCATTTTTTAAGGATGGTTCCCAGATAAGCTCATTTAAATCTCAGCTTAAAAAAGCAGGAATGCTTTCTGATGACTTAGCAAGACTAACAGGGGATGAATTTGCAATAGAATTTGCAAAACAATTCAAAAACGGCCCAGTGGAAATTGCAGACATTGTAAAGACAGCATCTGGAGTAGTGTCTGTACACGTAAGAGGCGCTAATGGTGCAATATTAAAAGCAACCCCTATGAATATATTTAACATGTTTGGCCCAGAAGAAGGATTCAAAGCATGTATGAAAATATTTGAAGGAGGAATTGAGTCAGCAACAGCTGAAGCTCTAAGAGTTGCAACTAAAGAAATGACAGAAGCAGCAACAGAAGCAGCCGCAAAAAGAGGCGTTGCAACAAATATTGCTAAGAAAATAAAATTGATAAATTCACAACTTGACGATATCATTCCTAGGATAGTTACAGAAACAATGGAAGAAGTTGCTGAATCCGGTGCAAGAGAAGTAGGGGAAGAAGTTGCAGAAGAAGCTATAAAAAATACTCCGGGATTGCTTAAGGCAATGCTGAAAGGCGTTCAAAAAAGAGCATACGATCGTTTGGCTGTTTATTTAATTAAAGCTTTAGAAATGGATGATGTTGAAAAGAGACAGGCGACTTACGGAACAAGAGATGATGGAAGAATGACTAGTGACGAAAGAAGTGATGCTCAAGGATTAAATGAATATTTTGAAATGAGACAATTGAATAATTTAATTAGAGAGTCAAGAAGAAGATCTAGAATAATTAAGGGTCAAAAATTATCTAGATTGATCCATTAATTATTGAAAATATCGAACGTTTGATATATACTCTTAATAACAAGAAAGGAGTGTATATGACAAATAAAGATGATTTTACTTCACAATTAATTAAGTCTCTAAATAAGGACTATAAAACAAAAGTAGCTTATAATTTGGCTGAAGATGAAAGCCCAACGCAAGTAAAAAGATGGGTTAGCACAGGTTCTAAACTCTTAGATTATATTTGTGCAAATCAAGAAAACGGAGGGTTTCCTGAGGGTAGAATTGTTGAAATGTTTGGTCCACCGTCTATTGGTAAGTCACATATCGCAACACAGATTGCAAGAAGTACCCAAAAAATGGGTGGTATTGTTGTATATATTGATACAGAAAACGCAACGAGTATTGAGAATCTAGGAAATTTAGGTGTAGACGTGTCCCAAAGATTTGTATATGTAGATACACATTGCACTGAAGAAGTTCTAGATCTTGCAGAAAAAACTATTCTTAAAGCAAAAGCATTAGATAAAGATGTACCCGTTACGATCATTTGGGATAGTGTGGCAGCATCATCACCAAAAGCCGAGCTCTTAGGAGACTATGATAAAGAAAGTATTGGATTGCAAGCACGAGCAATTTCAAAAGGAATGAGAAAAATTACTGGCGTAATTGGACAAACAAATAGTTTACTAGTTTGTTTAAATCAAATTAGAACAAAAGTAGGAGTTATGTATGGAGATCCTGATACTACACCCGGAGGTAAGGCAATACCTTTTCACTCATCTATACGAATCAAATTGGGAGCAGGACAACAAATCAAAGAAGGCGACGATGTTATCGGTATTAATGTCTGGGCTAAGACAGTTAAAAATAAAGTTGCACCGCCATTTAGGAAAGTAGCATTTCAAATTCACTTTGGAAAAGGCATTGTTGAGCACGAGGAAACATTTGACTTGTTAAGAAAACACGGCATGGTAAACTGTGGTGATCGATCCTATCAGATATCTGGGACAGGTGGTTGGAAAAATATTGAAATGTTTGACGAAACTGGTACTTTGATTGAGTCCAAAAAGTTTAGAAAAACAGAATTTAATGAAATTATGACAGATAATTTTTGGGGCCCTGTTGTTGATATTATTTTAAAAGATGCGATGGTTAAAAAAATGGGAACTAGTGAAGGTGTAGAAATAGACTCTGACTCTTATGAAGAAATTAGATCACTTAATGATATGTTAGACTTTGAAGAGAGTGATATTTGATGGTTAAAGATAGAGTACTTATTTTTGATGCACTTAATGTTTTTATGAGACATTATATGGCGCATCCAGCAATGTCAGATAATGGTGAACAAATAGGTGGAATTGTGGGGTTTTATTATAATTTAGTTAATTTAATTGAAAAATGTAAACCAGAGTCTGTCATTGTTGTATGGGAGGGCGGAGGATCAAAAAGAAAGCGAGACATATATCCAGACTACAAAAAAGGTAGTAGACCTGCAAAAATGAATAGGTACTACGATAATGATGAAATACCTGACAGCATTGCAAATAGAAATTTTCAAATCAAAAATCTAGTAGGAATATTATCTAATCTACCAATTTGTCAAGTCTATATTGAAGATGCAGAAGCCGATGATGCGATAGGTTATATTTGCAAGTACAAACTATCAAACAAAAATAAAGTAATAGTCTCCGGAGACCATGATTTCTATCAACTAGTCGACGATAATTGTATTATCTATTCTCCTAACTCTAAGTCTTTTGTCGATAAAAAGACCGTAATTAAAAAATACGGAATACATCCGAACAACTTTTGCCTTGCCAAATCAATGGTAGGCGATAAATCAGATAATATACCAGGGGTACCCGGTCTAGGATTTAAAACGCTAGCTAAAGAGTACGGATCGATACTTTTAAAGGAAGATTTTGATAATAACACTTTACAACTATTCATTGATAACGACGTTAAACACAGTGATAATCCAAAGAAAAAGCTATATAAAACCATTAAAGACAGTGAAAAGTTAATAGAACGTAATGTGAAGTTGGTCAGATTGGATGTAGATAACCTAGTACATATGCAAACTAAAAGAATTGATGAAAGTATTGAAAATTTTAAGCCGACATGGAATAATATAAACGCAATTAAATACCTTAAAGAGAATAATATAAAAAATATAGACATACTACAACATGGCTATTTATTTAAAACTTTAACCCAAGGAAAAATAATATAATGAATGCAATGGCAAACAATAACTACTTTTCTAAATACGGCAAAGATTT